AAGAGTACGAAGAGGTTTTAGCAAGAGTACAAAGACGTTTAATGGGCGATAGGAAATTAAATGCAACAGGTGGACGTATTGGCTTAAAAGCTGGTATGTCAAAAAGAGCATTCTTAAAATTAATGGGTGGCGTTGGTGCAACAATCGGTGCAGCGAAATCTGGAATACTAAAACTTGCGGGTAAAGAAGCAGCACCGCAAGTTGCAAAAGAAGTTGTACAACAAACCACAAGATCCACACCACCACCATATTTCTTTGAGCTTGCAGAGACTATTAAAAAATTTGGAAAACCTGATAAAGTCACGTATCAAGATAGGGTTGAGGTACACAGAATGCTATCTAAAGATGGTAAGTCGGAGTTACAGTTAACAGAGGATTTATCTACTGGTGACATGCAAATCAAAAAAATAAAACCAGAAGAGGATATGGTTAATGAAGATATAGTTTTAGAATTTAAAAAAGGTGATGTTGATGTCGATCCAAAAACTGGAAAAGGTATTAAAGAACCAGACGAATACACAGAGGGTAAAGAAGTTACTCAAAGAATTTATAAGGATAATTACAACGAAACTGATTTTTATGAGGGTGAGGGAGTAGATGAAATTATAAAAGAAGTTAGAGAAGCACCACCAATTAAAAAAGCAGGCGGCGGTGTTGCTTACATGTTAGGAGAATAATGAACCCTATAAAATTTGCACAAATGATGAAGTATCTAACTCGGGCAAAGAATGTCGACCCAAGTCTTCCAAAAGTTACAACTGCTGATAAAATTGAGATTCCTCCAAAAAAACAAACTGTTGAAGAGAGGGAAGCAGTCAACGAGTTTATGAGACGTAATCCAAGAGTAGAAAAAGCCGGTGGTGGTATGTTAGTGCAACCAGGTTTTGGTGGCACGAGGCAGGGGTATGCTAAACCTGTTGGGAATAGAAAAGGACAATTTACAACTAAATCTATGGACAATATTTCAGATGCTATACTTAAAGCATATGCTAACGATGATATAAGTTTGTTGTTTGAAAAATCAAAAGTTAATCCAACAGGACTTATTTCTGCAAAAGATTCTAAACAAGGTATATTTTCACTAATAAAAAAAGATCAAGATCGTTTAAATACTATTGTTAAAAACACAGGATTAGACCAAGAAACTATTTTAGATATGCTTGACGATAGAGATGCGTATAACTCTTTAGAAAAAGGATCTAGTTCACAAAAAACTCGATACGCTAAAAGAGATAAATTTTTTAATCACGCAGAAAAATGGTTGACTACAAATGCTAAAAGATATTCTGACCCAGAAAAGTTTGAAAAAGCTTTTATTAGAACTTTTGGAAAAAACAATCTTATAACTAAAACAATAAAAGCTAATATTACCGAAGCTAGAGGTAAAGGTCGTCTAACTGGTTTTAGTGATGATTTTATAAAAACAATTATGTCTGTGCGAGAAGGAACAACAAAAGCAGACGATGCTTTTAATTCCAAACAACTAAAAGACATGTTTAAAACTGTTATTTATAATTATAACCCAAACGTTAGAAAAAAAATTACAACTATATTTGAAAATATAATACCTGAACCTGGATCTAAAAGAACTCCTGATATAAGAAATTTATTTGCTAATAACGCTACTCTTAAAAAATTTGGTTTAGATAAATCTATTAAAGGACCCATTGCAAGATTAATTGCTAATGAGATAAATGAAGATTTACTAACAAATGTTAAAAATTTTCAAAAACCGTTTTTAGGGACAGATGCTTTGTTATCTTTTTTAAAAGATAGGGTTGATCCTAAATACAAAGAAATGTTTAGAGAAGCCTCTAACGCTGTTAAACAAGCACAAAAGAATCAATGGCCTCAAGCTAAAAAAACTTTAAATATTGCACAAGATCTTAATTTTGATCATAAGATACCTAAATCAATAATAGATTTAGGATACGCTGATGAAATAGAATATATAAAATTAAATCCTACTTCTCAAAAATTTAATCAAACTATTAAAAGATCACAGTTTGATATTCCAATGAACGATTTAATTAGAAAGTTTGAACAAACAAAAACTTTAGATGGAAAAGCTGCGGTTGTAAAACAAATGAATGAGTTAAAAAATAATTTTAGTAAAAAATATGGAGGTTATTTAGACGAAGTTACTATAACTCCAGATAAAACGGGTAAACCCATATTTAAAAGTTCTGCTGCTCCTGTTACTAAAAAAACAGATTTTGTTTCATCTTTAGGTAAAAGTATGACTCAAACAAGTGAAATTGATGAAAAAAAATTTAAAAAACTAATAGCTACATTAGAAAATTCAGATCAGATAAGACTTGCAAGAATAGGTTGTCCAGGTAAGGCAACAGGAGGACGTGTTGGGTATTTTGAAGGACAAAATCTAACAGCATGTGCAACCAAAGGCGCTGAGAAATTAAAAAACAATCCTTTAGAATTAACTGGTGGTGATCAACAAAACTTACGTGCTTTAAGCAAGTCAGCAAAAACTTTAAGGTTTTTAAAAAATTTTTTAGGACCAGGAGCCGTGGTCGGTGAATTAGTATTTGAGGGTGGTGTTGCTGCTAATAAATTTTTAAATGAAGGTATGCCAATAAAACAAGCGTTGGGAGAGTCTTATATTAATAAATATTTATTAGGAGAAAAATTAAAAATAAATCTTGAAGAGGAACGAAAAAAAGAATTACTTGAAAGAGAAATGCCAGATGGTACAAAAATTATGTTAGAGGATACACCTTTTAATATAGCTAGAGGAGAAGAATTTGCAGCAGCTAAACGTGGTGAAAGAATGTTTTTACCACAAGGAGAATCTGCAGTTAATAGACGTTTACAAAAAAGAGAAGAAGACATGAAAGCATTGTACCCACAATTGAAAGATGCAAATTTATCTAATGAGAGAATAGATGAAATTTTAAAAGAACAAAATGTATTTAGTCCGTTTACTTTAGGATTTGGTATGCAGCAAATGCAACCTGGTATTGGTGATACTAAATATAATGAAGATGTAGCGTATCAAGAGATACGTGATTTAATTAACAAAGCAGTTGATGAGGACATACAATCACAACAATTTCAAAATATTGCTGATGCAGGTGGTGTTGCTAATTTAGCAGGTGGTGGTATTGCAGGATTATCTGGTGGAGTAGATCAAGGCCCACAAAGAACATCCATGAACCCTGACTCACAAGGGTTGCAAGGTCTAATGAAACGTGTTAGGAATAGATAGGAGTATAAATGGCAGATATAGATAAAGGACTCCCGAACACAAGAACAAAACTTGAAGTACCTTCAGAGGAGGAACTACAAGAAGTTACTGTTCAGGAAGAGCAACCAGAAAAAGGACCTGTTGAAGTAGTACCAGAAGAAGATGGTGGTGCAACGATTGACTTCGAACCGGGAGCAATCAATATACCAGGAACAGAATCACACTTTGATAATCTAGCAGATATTTTACCAGACGACGTTTTAGATCCAATTGGAAATGAGATGACTCAAAACTATATGGATTACAAAGGTTCAAGAAAAGAATGGGAACAATCATACATACAAGGTTTAGATCTTTTAGGATTTAAATACGAAAACAGAACTGAACCATTTCAAGGAGCAAGTGGTGCAACACACCCTGTAATGGCAGAAGCTGTAACACAATTCCAAGCACAAGCTTACAAAGAATTATTACCAGTTGATGGACCGGTTAGAACACAAATTATAGGTATTAAAAACCCTGCAACAGAACAACAGGCAAATCGTGTTAAAGATTTTATGAATTATTTAATTATGGATCAAATGAAAGAGTATGAAGCAGAGTTTGACTCGATGCTATTTCATTTACCATTAGCAGGATCAACTTTTAAAAAAGTTTATTACGATACAAACATGGGACGAGCAGTTTCTAAGTTTGTACCTGCAGATGAATTAATCGTTCCGTATACGGCTACCTCATTAGACGATGCGGAAGCGATTATTCACACTATAAAAATTTCAGAAAACGAATTACGAAAACAACAAGTCAATGGTTTTTATCGTGATGTAGAGCTTGGACCACCAGGCACAGACACGAACAATGAACTTGCAAAAAAAGAACGTGAACTAGAAGGAAGTAAAAAAACTGGAAAGAACGAACCAGTTTATACTTTGTTAGAGTGTCATGTTAATTTAGACTTGGAAGGTTTCGAAGAGGTTGGTGCTGATGGGCAACCAACCGGAATAAAATTGCCTTACATCGTAACTGTTGAAGAAGGTAATAGAAAAGTTCTTTCTATCAGAAGGAACTACGCGCCCAATGATCTAAAGAAACGTAAGATCCAATACTTCGTCCACTTCAAATTTCTGCCAGGACTAGGATTTTATGGCTTTGGACTCATTCACATGATTGGCGGATTGAGTCGTACGGCAACGGCGGCTCTCCGTCAATTATTAGATGCGGGTACACTTTCTAATTTACCAGCAGGATTTAAACAGAGAGGTGTAAGAGTTAGAGATGAAGCAGCTCCTATTCAGCCAGGTGAATTTAAAGATGTAGATGCACCGGGTGGATCATTGAGAG